TGTCTAGATTGAACGCTGAGAGATCAACTCCGGTGATGCCTAACACCCCGCGCAGTAGCAGATGCGCCTGGTAGTGGCTCTGCATGATCGAGTTGCGCGCTGAGCCAGCGGTCAGAAGCTGCAGAAAATCGAAATTGGGCAGCACAATAGCCGGGCTCGCAGTCGAGAGCACCTGCACGAACTGCAGATGCTCTCGATGATGTCCGACATCATACGCGCCGTATCCCGGCATGTCCTTGAACGCGACGTCATCGGGCGCAAACTGCGGCATGGCTACTTCGCAAACGGTCGGGAGATTTCCTGATATTCGAGCGAGCAATTGACCATCGTGAACCCGGCAAGCGTTCCGGTGATGGTGATGCCGAGATATTCGCCCGATCCATCGGCGCTGAAGCCGGCGAACTGGAAGCCGCTCACGAGCGTAGGCGTGTAGCTCACCGAGCCGTTGTCGGTGTCCGCCGTCAATGTGATGCTGCCGCCTCCCGATGGTCCAGTTGCCGAGAAGCCGGCGTGCGTGATCTTCTTGCGCTGGACATCGTTGCCGTGATGGGTGAGCGCGGTCTGCAGCTTGAAGGAAACCGCGCCGGTGACACTGCTGCAGATTTGCGTGATGTCCTGTCCCGAGCTGGTGTAAGTCTGCGTCTTTCCGCTAGCCAATGTCGAGGCCGTTGCAATGCTCACGATGGAATTCCCTTGGCTGACGATGAACCATTTTTTTCCGGTGAACACCAGAAGGATAGACCGCGTGCTCGACAGCGGGTCCTTGTAGCGGACCAGGAACGCGATGTGGTGGATACCGTTGATATCGATGATCGCGGCCTGCGGCTCCTGCGTGAAGTCGATCAGCGGGAAGATGCCGTCGAGATCGTCGCTGATCTTCTGCACGCTGGAGCCCAGAATCGCGTAGATGCCGTTCGGATTCATGAACATGAAGACGCGGTTGAACGATCCGCAGGACAGCGGATAGATCGAGCCCTGATCCGATGAGAGCGTCAGGATGCTAAACAGCGTGGCGCTACCGGACACCGAGATGTTGCCTATCTGCTTGATCGATTGATCACCGACGATGAACAGATAGTTGTTGTAGTTTCGTAGCACGGTGATGGCGTGCGTGAGATCGGTGTCACCGATCGTGAGGGCGCCGGCCGCATTGCCGGCCGAGAAATCGTCGAAGCCTCCCGTTCCGGTCCATTGCAACAGGCGGTTGCCGCCGAGCCATACCCGCCCCTGAAAGACCGCCAGCGTGGTTCCCGCGGTGGCAAATGGCCAGACATGCGCGTCCGCCGTAGCTCCTGATCCGCCCCCGCCCGAAAATCCGACTGTCAGGGAATCGCTCGCGAGATATCCAGCACCGGGGCTAGTCAAAGTGAGGCCGGTGACGCTGGAACCGCCGATGACGGCCGCTGCGGTCGCGCGCACGCCGCCGCCTGTCGCGATGGAGACTGACGGCGCCGACGTATAGCCGCTCCCGCCATTCGTGACGGTTATCGACGTCACACCGCCATTTCCGATCGTGCAGGTGGCGGTCGCAGGAGTGACAGTCGCAGATGCGGTCACGTTGATCACCACCGTAGGTGGGGACGTGTACCCGCTGCCCAGCCCTTGGATCGGCAGGTTGTTGACGCCCCACTGATTGGTGCCTTGCGAATAAAAAACGATCGATGCCGCGGCGCCGCTCCCGCCTCCACCAACGAATGATACCGTGCCGGTCGGAGATCCAAGGTTGAAATATTCGCCGTTGTTGGTGACGGTGAGAGATGTCAACCCGCGCTGGTCAATGGTCGTGGAGGCGGCAGCGCCCGTGCCGCCGCCGCCGGAAAAAGTCACGGCGGGCGGCGATCCATATTGCGTGCCCCCGTTGATGATGTTGACTGCAATGACCTGCGGCGTTCCGATCGTCGCGGTCGCGGTCGCCCCGGTGCCTGATCCTCCGGTGATTGAGACGGTTGGCGCCGAAGTGTAATTGGACCCGCCGTCCGTGATCGATAGCACGGGGGACACACCGCCCTGTTGCACGAAAACTGTGCCGTTCCACGAGGCATAGCCCGAGGTCAGATCGTTGATCAGCAGGTATTGCGATTCCCAGACCGTCATGTCCGGATTAGCAAACGTGCCGGGCGGGGCAAAGCGGGTCGAGACTGCCGTCGCAATGTTCGTAGCCCATCCTGATCCGACCGATGTGAACGAGATGATGTAATCGGTGATGCCGATGTTGGCGTAGAATTGCGAGACGATGGTCTCGGCGATGTTCGTAAGCGCGGTGCCCGGACCCGGCACCGTCACCAGATTGTTCGGCGCGATCGGCTGCAGATTTTCAAGCCATGCGACTTCCTTTTCCGAGAGCGTCTGGCGCGCGCTCTGGGTGTTCATCTTCTCGAAGTGCTCGAAGACGATATACTTGAAGTCTTTGCGCTGGGTTGATCCGGGCGGCGCCATGGATCACCTCGAAACGCGGCGCTGATATGTGCGATGATATGGGTTGGGAATGCGCGTCCCGCCGGCGCCGATGATGATCTTGGGCACCCGCGCGCTGTACAGCTTGAAGTAATGATCGGCCTGGTCGAAGTTCTGCAGCTTGTTCAGGCAGAGCATCGCCGCATAGTACTGCACGGCATCATTCCACGGCGGCAGCACGTCGTTGTCGGCGTCGCTCGTATTGACCAGCGGCTGCGGCAGCGCCAGAACATCCCACTCGCTCACATAGGGTTGGTCCGGCGGCGGCTGGATCAGCACGATCCCGGACTGCTCGTGAATGGTCCAGATCAGGCCGCGCTGATTGAACGTCAGCAGCGAGCGCATATAGGCCTGAAACAGCGTGAAGCCCCGGAACCTCAGCATGTAGCGCTGGTTGCCCCAGATGTAGGAGATCGATATCACGTTGAAGACGTTATTGAAGGCGACCGCCGTTGCCGTGGCTCCCGAGCCGCCACCGGTGTCCGCAATCGTCACGGTCGGCAGCGTGCCCGGCGTGTAGCCCTGCCCCCACGCGGTCATGTTGATGCCGGTGATGACGCCTGCCGTGATGACGGGGACGCCGGTGGCGCGCACGCTGCCCCCGGGGCCCGCGGCAAACGTCACGGTGGTGGCCGAGGTGTAGTTTGCGCCGCCCGCGGTGACGTTGGCGCCGACGATCTGCGAGTTGAGACCGTTCGGGCCCTGCAGGGGATAGGCCTCGACGTTCGTGATGACCGAGACCGGGCTGTAGAGCGAGGATGCCGGCGCGTTGTTCGGCGGGGCGATGTAGAGCTTGCGCACACAGTGGAAGTCGAGCGCCACCGCGTTGCGCGCGTTGTTGATGGCGTTCGTCAACTCTGCCTGGGTGAAGTCAGCGTTCGTCTGGTCGTGGACCAGAAACTGCACCTGCGTGGTGTAATCGGATAGCAGCATCCATCCTTACGCCTCGCGTCGGCGCCGTTGCGGCAGCGCGGGGAGATCGTCGTCCGGCAGGTTCTTTGGCAGCGGATCGGCCGGAATGGGCGATTCGAGGTCTGGCTTCTCCTCGACCATCTTGTATACGACCGGCTTGATCTCGAGCTTTGCGAACAGCGCCTCGGCGACTGTCTTGCCGGCCTCGGCCTCGCTCGGCTTCAGGTGCGCCGGCGTGTTCCAGCCCTGCCGGCGGCACACATGGCGGAACATCGCAGCGGCATCTGTGACATCGCCGAAGAAGTGCGCCGCCATGGCCAGGTCGAAATTGTCGGACTTGCCGGGCATGACCTTGACCGGCACGCCGTCGTGCATGTCGGTGAAAGGCACGTCGAGATGATTGGTAAGCCGCACGTAGTGCAGGCGAACATTGGGCTCGGTGATGTCGCGCTGTTCCATTTCACTTCCTGAATCTGTCCGGCATGCGGATGCGGCCGAGCCGGCCACCCTGTTGGCTGGGGACCGCCTTGTCGTTGCAGTGAACCATCGGCCGCGGCATGTCGGCGCCAATCTTCTGATTGAGGCCGGTGCGTGCGATATCGGGATTGAGGCGCTGGCTCATCGAGCCGCCGTAAACCCGCTCGTTGACGTCGTAGCGGTAGCCCATGTCAGGACTCCAGAATGGTCAGATTGCCGCCGGCCGCCGACGCGATGCCGTTCCATGCCGTGGTGCACTGGAGCGAATCGAGGATGAAAAGATCACCGGGCTGCATGGTGATGGAGCCGGCGCCGTTGATGACGGCTTGGCCGACGGTCGCGCCCACATACGCGCCCTGCGTGAGCGCGATATTGGCGGTTGCCGGGATGATGGCGATGGCCGCCGTGGTTGACACGTTGCGGAATACCAGCGCAGTCCGCGAGGGATTGGCTGGCAAGACGAGGCCTGAGGTGAGCCCGACCGGCGTGCCCCATGCGACGGGAAGTGTTGCTCCGTTGGTTGCCATCGTGGTTTCCTATGCTGCCGCGACCCATGCGGACACAGTGGGGGAGGTGCCGCCGGCCAGCGCGGTGAGGTTGGCCCGCAGGCCCAGCGCAGGGCCGAACCCATTCGATGCGCCGACCCCGACGAACGGTGAGTTGACTTGTGCGGCGGGACCAGAGACCCAGTCGGTACCGTTGATCGTGAACTCGATTGCAACTGTTGCTGTTGCCGGCGATCCCGTCGTGGTGATCTGCACGCCGAGAAACGCCTTGGGAACATCGAACATGATGGCCGTCCCCGGACCTGTCGAGGTTACGGCGTTGAGAGATTGTCCGGAGAGGGCCATCATATCACCTCGTTACAGCGGGGTTTCTTCCCAGTGGAAGCTGCAGTTCCACGTGCCGGCATCCGCGATGGACTGAGCCCACGCGAACAGCGTGCCCGGCGGGATGATGATCGATCCGTCGAAATACTCGCTCACACCGATCGCCGTCTGCTGGGTCGTGATGGCGCCAGTCGATGCAGAAACGCCGCACGGAATGAACAGCGTAGATGCCGAGGTCAGCGTCGCGGCGGAGCCGACCAGAGCCACCGAGTTGCCCTGACCAGCAACAAGCTGCGAGAAGTTCGCCGGGCCGCGGGTGGCCGTGACCTGCGTGAAAGCCGAGATCGGAGCGGCGGTCCCGAGTGCGCTGCCGACGCCGGTCTGAACCACAAATCCGAGGGCGGCCATCGCGGCACCAACGGTAACCGTGGTCGCCACCGCGCGGATCAGAACGAGGTTCTTGCCGGAACCGGCGGGGTTCCACAGCGCGTGCCCCGTGTACGACGTGGCGCTGTAGACCGACAGCGTGACACCGGCAACGGCCGTCGCCGAGTAGTAGACGTTGCCGCGATAATTCTGGGTGTAGTACTTGCCGTGCAGCTCGCTGGCGAGCAACTCGCCCTGCTTGCCCTGCAGAGCAGGAAGGTTCGAACCATCGCCGGCCGAAGTCGTGGAAGGCGCGCTAACGCCACCATAGATAATAGGCATAGTTCTCTCTCCGTGTTACCCGCCGAGACGCGCGGGCGGTTAGTTGCCGGGGACCACCGGCGGGACGAATCCAAGCTCGAAGGCTTGGTCGTTGCGAAGGACGCGAAGCTCGTCCTGCGACTGCGCGGCCATTTCGCGCTGAAGCAGGTTCGAGATCACGCGAAGCTCGACCACGTCGAGGCTGGCGCTGGAGGCAATGCCGCTGCCAAGGACGTACTGGGTCATTTCTCGGTCTCCGTTTCTTCCGGATCAGCGGCTGGGACATCCTCGACCACCGCGACGATCTCGCCGATCTCGGCCGTTCCCTCAGCGGGACCAGAGCCCGGGGGCTCCACGGGCGCGGCAACCGGCGCCGGAGCGTCGGCGGCCTTCAGCGCGTCATAGGCGGCGATGAACGCGTGCGCCTGAAGTTCCGGGCCATGAAGCCCGCTCATCGAGGCGTTCTCGGTCGCCGAGATGATCGCCGCGAGGACTGCCTGATATCGATCAGCCATTACTGGACCCTCGGTTGCAGGAGCGAAGTGTCGTTGACGCCGCCGACCACGGCGGTGCCCGTCGCCTGAGTTGCTGCGATCGCGGACGTATTGAGCACCGCGATCACGGGCACCTTCTGCAGGCCGAAGCCGGGGTCTTCGACGACGAACGAGGCGACAGCGCCGCCGGTCACCGTGGTGACGCCGGTCGCGTTGCGGGGCAGATAGATGTTGTTGCTGCTGGCGATCGAGACCAGCCCTATCGAGCTGTGCCAGTTCGGTGGATTGCCGGCGCCATAGCCGGAGCCGCCGGAGCCCAGCGTCACCGACGTCATCGAGAACGACATGATCGGCGTGGCGGTAGCGCCGACGAGGTTGCCGCCCGAGATGGTGACGCTCGGAATCGTCGTGCCGGTGTAGGTGGCGCCCGGCGTCAGGCTGACGATGCCGGTCAGCGTGCCGGAGCCGGTCAGCGGCTGCGACGTCAGCTGCGCGCCGGTCGGTCCGATGTTCTGGTTGCCGGGAACGGCGTTGCCGGGCCACACGAGGCCGGGCGGGGGGATCGCGCCCGCGGCTACACCGCCGGACGGGCCGCCTGCGTAGAGGCCGACCTGCGGCATGATCCAGAAGTTCGGCGAAGCCGTGTAACCCGCGCCGACATTGACCATGGTGATAGCCGAGATGCCGCCGGTCGAGTTGATGCTGGCGATCGCGGTCGCCTGCACGCCACCGGGCGGGGGCGGGTCGATCACGATATTCGGCGGAACCAGGAAGCCGGAGCCGGCCTGCGTGATGGTGGGCGCCTGCACGGAGCCGCCGACAACGGGATAGGCAGTCGCGGTCTGGTTGGCCTGACCCGACCCGGGCGCGCCGACCACGACCGACACGCCGGTTGCGACCGAACCGATGCCGTTGGTGCCGCCGGTGCCGGCCGCGGTGATGTTGTAGCCGATCACGATGCCGGAGCAGTTCAGCAGCCGGTAATTGTAGCCATCGGTCGAGATGTACTGACCCTGCACGGCCGGCTGCTGCACGCTGCGCCAAATCTGGTTGATCGGGTCGTACCACTGCAGGATCGTGGTGTTACCGGTGGTGACCAGCCACTCGCCGGGCGGGGGATAGAACACGCCGCCGGACGAAAGCGTGATGACACCGCCGCCCTCGGCGACCTGCGCGATGGGGAATGGAAATGCGCCGCCAATACGAGACATTGGGTGCCCTCAGATGTTCAGGAACGCCAGCCCGTCGAACTTGCCGTGCGCCTTGCACTTCACGTCGACGAGCTCGAGCAGGCTCAGAATCGCGCCGATGTAGCCGAGTTGGTTGTTCGGCAAGGTCGACTCGAACCCGGTGAATGAGAATGCGGCCCGTTCATGCAGGAACAGGCTCAGATAGTTGGTGTTGATGAGGTACAGCGTGCCCTCGGGGCAGTACGGATCGGCGTAGAAGGGGACGCCAGCGACGTCCAGTGCCCGGAACAGCGCCTCGGCCTTCTTGTCGGCACCGAAGGCGTTGCCGGGAGTGATGTTGTAGCGCTCCTGGCTGGTGAAATCCTGCGCCAGCAGGGTCCATGTGCCGAAACCCATGATGCCGATGGTCGGCATCTCGCCGGTCGTCTTGGAAACCTGGCTGATGAACTGCAGCATCAGGTTGCGGGTCGGCGTGACGTTGCCGGCGCCGTGGACGTAGACCGACTTCCAGAACGGGTTGGCGGTGCGCGACACGCCGCCGTAGGACACCGAGAAGGTACCGTCATCGATCGCGGCCGGCAGGCCGATCAGCTGCTGCTGGTTGGAGACGTTGTTGAACAGCGAAGTGGCGAAGGTGTCGATCGTGACGTTCGTGGAGTCGTTCATGCGCGCTTCGATCAGCGGCACGACCGAATAATCCAGCTGGACCAGGCCTTCCATGCCGAGGAAGGGAATGGTCGACACGAAAGCCTTGAGGTTGAACTCGGCGTTCTGGATGCCGGGCTGCACGCCGGGCTGCTGGAACGAGCCGGAATAGTCGACCCACTGCCCCGATACCATCGGTGCGCCCTGTAGCGGGGCCGTGATCGGGGAAAGACCGCCGGTTGCGACCTGCGCCGAGGAGAGCAGCGCGGCCATCAACGGCGCCGATTTCCAGAGCTGCACGTACACCCGCGGCATGAACGCGCGGCGGACGACGCTGGAAAGCTCCGATGCGATGGCGCCGCTGCTCGGGACGATGCCTGTGCCGAATTGGGGCATGATGTCTTACCTTTTCCTCATCAATTCGGTGATGGCGGCGTGCGCCTCGTCGCGGCTGGCCTTGATCGGGTCAGCGCCGAACTTGTTCCAGCTCGGGAATTCCCAGGTGGCGCCGTGCTGCGGAATCGGTTCCTCGCCGGGCGCGGGGCTGACGGGCGGCAGCGTCGCGGCATAGAGCGTCGCGCCATCCTCATAGTCACTGATGCCCTTCTTCTGCATCAGCGCCTCGATCGCCTTGACGTCGTCCTCGGAATACTTCCGGCCCTCGCCGTCGGGGCCGCCGGTCAGGAGCCGCGAGCGGGCGGCGTTCATGCGCGCCAGCATCTCGTCCTGCTGCCGCTTCAGATCGCGCGCTTCCTGCTCGGCCTTGAAGCTCTCAAACTGATCTGAAAGGTCAACATCCACAAAAGCTTGTGCATGGGGCGAGTCCGGGCGGGCCTTCTTGACCAGCTTGCCGATCTCCTTGCGGGTCTTCGGGTCGTGAGACAGCTCGAAGAACAGCTTTGCGAGGTCGGCTTGCGTGGCGGGATCGAGGTTCGGCGTGGCCATGTCGCATCAACCTCAGATCGGCTTGCCGCGCTGAGCGGTCGGGCCGCCGCGCTCCAGCGACGGCGCGCCGGTGCGGTCGCGCTCGCCGGAGGGATTGGTCAGCTTGGCCTCGCTCGTGAAGCCGCCGAGCTGGGTGTAGGTCGGCGGATTGCGGAACTGGCCGTCTTCCATGCGGCGGGTCGACAGATTGCCGACACGAACCTTCGGACGGAGGAAATCGGTCATGCTGCAGCTCCTTCTGGAGGCGCTCCGGCACCCATGCCGGGCGGGGGTGAGTTGTTCGAGACAAGGCCGGGCGGCGGGGCCGCACTGAGCGGCCCCTGTTTGCCGGCCATCGCCAGCGCGGCAAGCCCCGCCGGGACCATGTTGGCGCCTTCTGCCTTGCCAAAAATCGGGTTGAGCGAGGACATGGCCCGGAGCAGCGCCTGCTGTTCCTTGGAACCGGCCTCGAATGCCATGGACGCCTTGAGCAGCATCGGCATGACCGCCTTCACGCTCTGGACCGCCGCGGCCTTGTTCCCCTCGCCGCCGCCTGGCGACAGCATCGGGGAGCCGCCGGGCCCGCCGGGGCCACCGACAGGCGATTTGGGCACAGCAGGCCCACCCGGCGGTTCGGGGGGCGGTGCGAGGGGCGAAGCAGGCTGGCCATCCATGGCGGAACTTAATACGGCACTTTAAGGTCCGTCGTCAACTGCCTGAAATCCAACACACTTGCGGAACAGGCGCCGCTTGCCTTAAATGCCACGCATGATCCTGCGCTCCTGGATTTGCGAGAATTCGCGCTGCGGCCACTGGTTCGACGCCTACGAGGCGAACCCGGCCTGCAGCAAATGCGGCTGCGTCCGCGTCTCATGGCGCCCGAACGGCGGCCATGTCGGCGGCAAGGGAAAGGGCGCCGAGCAGGAACTCCGCGCACTCGCCGACATCTTCAAGATGACCGACATGAACTCGGCCGAGGAAGGCCGCGCGGCGAAAAAGGTCCGGCTGCCCGATGCGCCGGCGGCTAACGGCGGCACAGTCAAGACTTTTGCCGGAGGATTTGCCGCGGCGATCGATCCCACGCAGCCAGCCTATAACGGCGCGCAGTGCGTGCCGACGGCGAACAAGATCGACTACAAGGTCAAGGCTACGCCGGGCTCGCGGCTCGCGCCGAACGGATCATTCCCCGGCGTGCGCTCGAACACCTCGATCGAAGGGGTGCATAAGGGATGATCATCCCCGAGGGATCAGGCCAAGCCGAATGGCTCCGCTGGGTGCTGGACATCTGCTTGAACTCGCAGAAGGACCGCAAGGACCTGTACGATCGCCGCAAGCAGTATTTCCTGTATGGCACCGCGAGCGATCAGGAGATCATCTACAACAGGATCGAGTCCCACCTCGACCTCGTCTCCTCGTTCCTCTACGCCTCCGACAGCGCCCAGTTTGCCCTGTCAGCCCCGCTGAATGCCAGCGACGAGGAGGTCAAGCAATACATGGCCGCGCAGGATTCGTTCAACAACGACTTCCGCGACGCCGGCCTGTTCGACTATTTCGGCGACTCCATCGTCGGATCGCTTACCTACGACTCGATGTTCATCAAGATGGGCTGGTCCGACGTCAACGAGGACGCGACCGCGACGATCGTCGAGCCATGGAAATTCGGCGTGTTCTCCGAGGAGATCACCGAGCTCGAATCCCAGCCCGCCTTTGTCCACAGCTATCACATCGACTACGACAACGCCTGCCAGCGTCTGACGCGCGCCGGCCTCTCTGCGCTGATCCCGAAACTGAACGTGGTGAACACGCCCTTCCAGTCGCCCTTCCCCGAGCTGATCACGCGCATGATCATCGCCTCGACCTCGGGCGAGAACCTGATGGGCAACGTCACTGGCAGCGTGAACCCCTCCTATGCCGGCCGGCCCACCTATCAGGCCAAAGTCGACCGCCCGCTGGTCGCCTTCCACGAACTCTACATCTGGGACGACGAATGCACGGACTATCGGGTGTTCTGGATCATCGACCCCGACATCGTGATTGCGGATTCGAAGAAGACGATCAAGGCGCTGAAGGCGGCCAAGGGCTTCAAGCCGCAGCGCGAGCAGCAGGCCCCGTTTTACGACACCGAGTGCAATCCGTTCTTCCCCCGCGAGCAGCCGTTCGTGCACATCCGGCCCTACAACATCTACGAATATTTCTGGGGAAAAGCCCACATCGAAAGCCTGATCCCGCTGCAGGAGTGGTCGAACGAGCGGCTCGAGCAGATCCACGACATCCTCGACAAGCAGGCCTACCCGCCGCGGGTCGGCTCCGGCTTCATGGGTCTGTCGGACGAGAAGATGGAGGCCTTCGGCGGCGCCGATTCCTGGGTGATGGACCAGCTGCCGCAGGCCTCGATCAAGGAACTCACCCCGCAGATGCCGGACGACATCTTCGCCGACTACGGCCAGATCGGGCAGCTGTTCATCGAGGCGTCGGGGCTCACAGAGGTCATCCAGGGCAAGGGCACCGAGGGCGTGCGCTCGCGGGGCCATGCCAAACAGCTGGCGTCGACCGGCTCGGGGCGGATCAAGAAGGCGGCGATGCGGCTGGAGGGTCCGCTGGTTCGCATGGGCGATCTCGCGTTCAAGCTCAACATGCGCAACAACAACAACCCGATCACGCCGGACCCGAAAGAGGACGGCAAGCCGGGCGACCCGTTCTACTATGCGAATATGGTAGGCGAGTACAATCTGCGCATCGCCGGCCACTCGCACTCGCCGCTGTTCGTCGACGACACCAAGGAGATGGCGGCGGGGCTATTCAAGGCGCAGGCGATTGATCAGGAGGGCCTGATCCGGCTGCTCAATCCGCCGAACCGCGACAACCTGATCCATCAGCTGAGGACGCGGCAGAAGGCGGCGGCGAAGGCCAAGATGATGCAGGCGCAGATGGGCGGGCCGCCGGCCAAGCCCAACGGAAAGGGCGGCCATGCCGCGCACGCCTAGACATGAATCCGGATTCGCGGTAGCATTTCTTCGTTGAAACGGGCGTGTCGGGGTAACCCGATTCCGACCGCCTTATCCTCTCAGGAAAAGGAGCCTGCCATGAAGCGTCGCCACAAACGCGGTCATCGTCGCCACAAGCGAAAGTAACCGCCGCCGATTCTCAAGGGATCTACCAGCAAGCAGCTCCCGAAAGGGGGCTGTTTTGTTTTGGGCTAATCGTAGAATTCCACATCAGGAATGTCAGGCTTGGGCGCCGGCCAAACGCGGCGATATTGGTCGAAACATACCGGAATCCCCATAATACTAGACCGACGACGGTCCTTCAGGATATCGTCCATGTCCTCCGTCTCGATCCTGCGGAGAAGATATTCGATGCTTCCAATCGTGATTCTGGCTTTCATGTCGGAACCGTGATGTTCATCCGCTTCAGGTAGCCCTGAATGATACGCTCGGTCGGCGGCGTCCCGCCCTTCTCCTCGATCTCGTGGCTCTTGTCGAGCGACAAGCCCAGCATCTTCACCTTCGGCTGCACCCACGAGTTAAACGCCTGCCACGCCAGCGCGGCCGCCATCACCCGGTCATCCTTGCCGCGGCCCTCGGCGCCGATCGTGCCGCCGTTGTTGACGATGCGCTGCATCTCCTCCAGAAGCGGCATCGAGCGCGGGATCATGCGGTGCAGCTCGATCGCGTTCTTCATCTGGTTGAGCGCGCGGGTCTTGAGGTCGTGCGTGGTCTTCCACTGAAACAGCATCTCGCCACCGCCGGGATTGTCCATGCGGCGGTAGAAATAGTGACGCATGTTGGCGAGGATGTTCGCAAGGTGGTAGTTCTCGTCGTGCGGGCGAATCTCGCTCGCCATCCTGCGTACCTTCTCGAGCTCGTCGAACACGGCCTGACCGGGCCCGTTCATCTCCAGAATTGGCATCAGGAAGGTGACGCCGAAGTATCCGGCCAGATGAGCAAGGACCCATGCGCACTGGTAAGTCGATGGCTGGGTAGAACAATATTCGGCGACTTGCACAAGACAATCCGAATAACACCGCCAGATGCTAATGACTGTTCGATCTGCTTCGTCTGATGATCCGTAAGCTGGATCACAACCCAAGGCGTAGTATCCGAATCGGGTGGGCTGCTCCCAGATTCGCAGTTCTGCTCTGGTGTCCTTGACCTGCCTGACCTCTGTCTCATCAAACTTCATCCCGAGCTTGTAGCGGAAGGTCTGGAACGCCTGCTTCTTGGCGTAGCGCATGCAATCGGTCAGCGCCTCCGCGGTGAAGAAGTTGGAGCCTGTCGCCTGGAACGCATCCTCCGGCACCCATGGATATTCCTGGTCCATCAGCGACTGGTCGCCGCCCTTCTCCGATTCCAGATGCCACCGATACCAGGCGATCTGCTGCAGCGACACCTCGAAATTGAACTGCTCCCTCACCTCCCGCACGCGCTTGCGCTCCAGCGGCGTCAGCGACGTCTTGATGCCCTGCGGCATGTACACCGAGAAGAACGGATGCGACACCGGGAACTGGTTCCGCTCGTCTCGCCACCAGCCGATGAAGATGAAGCACTTGGTCGGATCAGACTTCGCATCCTCGCACATGTCAGCGAAATGATTGAACCCGTTCGCCGTCGACTCGTAGATCTGCAGCCGGTGCGGATACAGCGATGACATCTGCGAGCGGAATTCGCCTAGGTCCTCGCCGTTGCCGTAGAAGGCGGTTTCTGTTGAGTGCAGATAGTTGGCTGCGCCGCCGCGCCCAAGGCCGCCCCGCTTTGTCTCCGAAGTTCCTGCGATGAGGTAGCGGTAACGGGAGCCGTTTTTGAGGATGAGCAGGTTGCGGTTGTGCCGTACGTAATTAATGCGGAATTTTGCTGGTGTCTCCGCAAAAAAGACTTCAACTGTCGCCCTGAAGTCATCCCTCGCCTCCTCCTTGTGCGTCATGAACACGCCCAGCAACCCCTTGTACTCGAACGACCAGAACATATCGAGCGCCAGGAAAAACGTGGAGATGCCAGCCTGTCGGTTCTTCAGGATGATAAAAACCGTCACCCCCTTCGCCAACCCCTCGACGATGTTCTCCAGCACCCACCGCTGCGACCCGAGCAGTCGAAACGGCACCAACCCGAAATCCTTGCTCTGGACCTTCAGTCGCGACAGAAACGCCATGAAGCGCTCCGTCGGGAACGGCGCCACCCCCTTGTATTCGAGGGTGAAGGCGCCGTCTTCCATCTCGCTCGTGGGTAGCGGGAGATCCTCATCGTCGGTCATGTGCACCAACGATCGAAATCGATATCCCTCGTCGTCAGCGCCGCGCGTGCGCACCCGGCAGGATCCGCGCAGGTGCCGGTGGAGATCGCCAGAAGAACTCGCTGGTGCAGGCCATCCTCAAACGAGTGAGCCACCTCATCATCGCGCGCGATCGATCGAATCCTCTCCACCTCGGACAGGACCTCCTCGACCGTCAAGGTGACATCAACTGCCATTTTGTTGCATCTCCGCCACAAATTACCGTCCACCCTACCCGGTTCCGCACCGCGTCGAAACCGGAAATGGGCCAAATACCCAGGGAACTCACGGCTATCAGGGCCCGATATCGGGATTCCGATAACGAAAAACCCTGCCGCTATAGGCTATCACGCGACCCGCGCAGATCCCCAGGAATTTTTGGGGTGAAAGTTGTGTCGGGCGCCTCAAATCACCAACCTGAGCCCCATCGACCTCAGATGCGCCCGCGCGCGCCAGGCTGGGAACCGGCGTCAGGTTATGGAACATCTCGGGGGATTTCCCGATCAAACTGGCACGTGACTGACACACCGTATGTGTAAGTAGTTGATATCATTACAAATGCATTCCCTTGCCCAGGAACTGCACGCTGTTGGGTTAGGAGCGTGCGTCGACTAAGAGCGGCCCCGCTCGGGGGAACTCTGCGGGGTAGAGCGGGGTTCCGATCTTACACCGCCCATCTGATCACACTGCATCGCCGCGGTGAGAAGGACACGGGCTTGTGGGCCGAGTTTGCGTTGTCCGCCGGCGATCCTGTGCAGGTGTTCGCGGGACAATCCAGCGGCCTCGGCAAGCCTGCTGAAGGACTGTTTGGTTCTATCGGACCAGGGCGAGTGCCGGATGGTCTTGAGCCGGCGGATGATCTCTTGGTCGGAGAGCATTTCAGACCTTAGTGATGGGATGAGTTGAGGCGGCGAGTTCGGCTGCCTCGCGTAGGGATTGCTTGTCGGTTGGGGGCGTGAGGCCTTTGCGCTGGAGGCGCTTGAGGCGGTTTATCCTTCGCCCCAGATTGGGGTTGAAGAAGAAAGGAAGTTGGCTTGGTTTGCGCATGCACGCGTTGTCGGTCGGCTCTGTCTGCGCCTCGCGCGATGCCTGAACATCATCGTTTTGTCAAGTTGATGGGTTTTACAGCGGTAATTCGCATCGATATACATGCATCTGCATGGACCAGAAATAAGGCGAATCACCGTGGCCGCGATCAAAAAGTATCCGACTAAGCTTTACGTTCGATGTCCGGAATGCCGGCATCAGGGCGTGGCGCGGGTGTTTTTGGACAAACCCTACCGGCTACGCTGTTCGCTTTGTGGGAACCGGAATCCGATCGTGCAGGACCGGGACGCGACGCGCGTCTGGGCTGGCTATCGTCGCGGCCGCTGAAAACGAAAACCCCGGCTCGGTGGCCGGGGCTCGTATCGATCTGGATTTGGGTTTTGGGGTCTATCTGCTTCGACGCCTGGGCGCTGTTTCCCTTGTGGGCCGCCTTGGTCTCCTCGATGCTCCCCGCACGGTGTCTCGCTTGTCGATGGACAGACAATAGCACACAATCAGAGGGTGTCAACAGCTATTTTCACAATTTGTGATTTTATCGTCTGCACCCTCAACCAGGAAGGCGTGCATCTTTTGGGCAAACTCGATCACGTCGGAGATGTTTGTCCTGCCGCAATACTCGATCGCCTGATCCAGCGCCAGCTTCCGCAGCTCGATATCTTTCTTGATCTGCAGCAGCGCGTCGTTGTACTGCTTGGCAAGCGCGTTCATCTGTTGGCCGGACAGTGTCTGACCGTGCATTAGTCGGTAAGCCTGTTCTCGATCACGATCATCGCCTAACGCTGCCGCCCTGTTCTTTCTCTCTTCCTCGGTAATGCTCATTGCGTGGGTCCTTTCGGTGCCATTGCCGCCCCCATGGTGACGGCGGTGTGCATGATCATCCAGAACAGCAACTCACGCTGGTCGAGCGCTCCCATGGCGCGAAACAGCTCGGCCTGGCGCTTCGTGAATGCGTCGGCATTGGCTCGGTACTGCTCGAGCATGTGGGTTGGCGTGATCTCGCTCACTTCAGGGCTCCGTCGATTATGGCGTCGCAGATGCGTTTGGTTTTTCATGCCTGTTTCGTTCCGGCGGGTTGAGGTGCTGTTCGACCTCAAATTTCACGTCGCGCCACAGACTTCGCATGGTCCAGATGAAGTGTTCCTCTGGCGCATCCATGTCGATTACTGCGGATATTTGTAGCACCTCATTCTCGTTGCATTGGCAACGATAGCGCAGAGATGCGACCAGGGGATTGTGCCCTATCGCGCTCAGTGCATGGCGTTGTTGTAATCTGTGAGTCATGTCATCACCTTCGCTCTGGACGGATTCCTGTGCCGCTCGGCAAACGCCACCGCAATCAGCTGCAGCCTCGCCCGGTCTTCCTTGCTCATATCCTGCATCGCCCGCGTAACCGTGCCGATCGTCGGATGAGTATAAAGCTTGCTCAACAAGTCAAACTGCTCCCCCCGCCCGTCAAATCCATCCTCCCGCTCGCCGAGCAGCGCCGACGTCGTGGTATTCAGCGCCAGCGCAATCCGATGCAGCGTGGCCGCCGGCGGATGCCCTTCCCCGCGCTCGTACAACCCGTATTGCACCTTGCTGATCTCGGCGGCGGCTGCAACCTGCGGCTGGGTTCGGCCGATGTGGATGCGCCGGGCCTTCATCCGGCGGCCCAGTTTGCGCAACAGCTCCATGGGGCGTCTTTTCGGCATCAGCCCACCTTGTGCGCGGCGGCGATCTGCGCCTCAGCCTCAGCGCGATAGGTGTTCAGGCCCATTTCGCTCACGGAGGGCTGCGGCGCGGGCGGCGAGGCGCTGGAGAGCTCTAAAGGGCCCCCATTGGTCACTTTCGCCAGCGTCTTGGAAAGCTCCTGCATGCCCGTCTCTGCCTCGCTGAGGATAGCTTCGTGCGGACCGAAGAGCTGATCCGCCTGGGCCTCGATCCCGGGCTCCGCCGCGATGATCCGGTCGGCCCTCGCCTCGATCTTGGCCGCCTGCCGCGGCGCCACCTCCGCGGCCGCTTTCAACTTTTCCGTCAATCTGCTCATTGCCAATTCCCTCCAAATCGCGTCAGCCCGCCTGCCGAGCCGGTAATTTCTGCAACAGGTACAGCCGCACGGCTGCATCTCATTCCGCCGCCTCTGCAAGCCTGATCCGTTCCCTGCGAAGCACCTCTCCCAAGTCTACCACGCCCGCCTCGTAAGCGTCCGCAACCCGCTGCGCCGCCACATCCGACCGGATGTACGAGACCGGCCCCTCCAGATGATAGATCGGGGCCTCCCAGCTGCGCTTGCGGGCCTGGTGCTTGCTCACTCTGCAGCCTGCTTCATCGGTTCGGAGGCATAGGCTATTGCCTCCTCAAAGCTCATGGTTGATGCGAACGGGTCGCCCGCCTTGAGCGCCTTGTTGAGGCCAGCCATCGCCGCTCGACCTTGCTCAAGCTGCTTGGTGCAATCGACGTATTCGCGAGCGTCGATCATCCGTTGCATCACGCCAATCCGCGCACCAACGACATAAACCTCCTCCATCGCTATTTTGCGAAGCGTACCAGGATCAGGTGCCCATTTGTAATCGTAGGCTTTGCCTCGTTCGTCAGAGCCGCATTCATGCCTGAACCAGCGCCTCACCGCTCCCTCGACTGCCCAGCAAGGCACATCGTCGAGAACGTCGAGGTAAACATCGCTGCGAGCCTCCTCGGCGATATCAGACTTGCGCTCGCCCGACAGCACAACGAGCAGTTTTGAAACCGCGGTGGCGATGCGCGTTTCAGCCAGCGGACTATTGGCCGGTGTATCGAAAAGGAAGGAGCGAAGGCTGTCGCGATGCACCATCATCGCTTGCTTCTGATCCTCCGTCGGCATCATCCCCGTAGGCACCACTAACACGTCCTCGAACTTCCTCCCGTCCTGGCTCAGCTGAAGATCGAGCCGCACGACGTCGCTCAAGCGCGCGGCCCATGCTGGCAACGACGGCAGTGTCGCGGGTCGGCGCGGATCCGAAAGCGGGATAGGTTCGAATGGGATTAGTTCCGTTGACACTGCGTCCTCCAAGAAATGTTTCGCACCAATTGCGCCAGCGCGCGTCCCAGTCGAGACAAGCGCCCTTCGGCGAAGAGGCGGACCAATCCCGCATCCGTCGCCACTGAGTTTCTATTTCGAGATTCGTCAGCCCGAGGGCGACGGCGTCTGCAACGTTCCGTTCGCTCGGCACAGCATCACCCGGAAGCCTCGCAGCGCGCTTGCGCGTCTGCTGATCTTTCTTCTTTTCTGTATCTGTATCTGTATCTGTATCTGTATCTGTATCTGGTCGTTTTTCTGTCGTTACTCTGCCGTTACGCTCCGTTACGGGAGCGTTTTGTTTGCGTTTCTCTCTCCACCGACGTTGCCTTTCGGCGTTCGTGGCATCGGCCGCGTCGGTCTCGAATTGCCTTTCTTTCCATTTGGTTATGGTGATAGCGCCATGTCCCGAAGAGATCAGACCAGCATCGTCCATTTCCTCGAGAATGCGCTGCAGTTGTTCGCTCGGAAGGTCGAGAATGGCGGCGTAGAAGTCCTCACCACGCACCGCAACACCACGATGTTCGACGTGTGACGCGTCTTCGAGTAACGCCGCCCACACACCCAAGACGGTCGCTACCGTTACGGAGGCGTTACGCGCAACGCATCGAAACTTGCCATCCTCAGATGTACCCTCGTACCACCTGAACCACTTGCTCATTGCGCGGCCTCGCACGGCTTGATCACGACCCGACATCCGGCCGGCGCGAATCCCCAGGTCACGTGAACGGCGCGCATGTTCTTCTTGGCGTCGTTCTCGATCAGCTCGATCAGTCGCAGGTAGTCGATCAGGTGCTTCGGTGCGTTGTCGGCGTCGATGTTGACCAACGATTCTGAGAGCGTGATCCAGATTTCAAACCGTTTGATCTTGGTGAGCTTGAGCGGATTGATCTTGCGACGCTTCGCCTCGAGCACGAAGGCATCAGCCTTGCGCTTCCATTCGCCGAGGCGCCTATGTGCCGTCCAGTCGATCTTCCGCGTCTCGTTGACGCTGATCGGAGGAGGCAGATCGAGAATGATGTCCGGCGGCGCGTGGAACGGCGCGTCGGCCATCGATGGAGTTGCGTCCATCGCAGTCACCGCGTGTTCAGAGTGGTCTTTTCCGGTATGTATGACCGCGGCTGGTAGCCGTGCCCGACTTTGTTTCGCCCCTTGCCGCGCGGCGATTTCAACCGAACGCTGGGCGGATGCCGCAGTCGAAAAACAACCCCAGCAACTGCGTTGCGCGTAATCCCAAGCATTTCGGCAATCACGCCGTAGGAAAGACGCTGATCCCTTACGAGGTCAGAAATGGCCTTTGCTCGCTCCGTCTCTGCGAGTTTCGACATATCGGTGATGCTCGATGCATTTGAGCCGGCTTCCTGCCGTGAAGGACGCAATGCACGCTTACAAACTAACTAATCGCGCTGGTGAAAGCGCTTCATGATCTCGGCGAGGATGACGCCAAGAGCTTCGGCCGGCGGTTCCGTGTCACCCGCCAACCATCGGCGGCAGGTGCGCGCGTCGTAACCGGTGAGATGTGAGAGAGAAGCCTCGGCCTTACGCGGCCAGGCAAAGCGAGCAAGATCGCCAAAACTGATCCGCCCCGCATCAATCGGGATGACCTTCCGGACATTTCTGTCCGTGCGTGTCGAATCCTGACCGTCGATTTTCTGCGGGTTTTCCCCAACAACAGCACGCATCGAACGCCCCTACTCATACGCAACTGACACGAAGGATACGAAGATGATCTCGATCGCTCTGCACGCGAAAGTGCGTAACGCCGCCGTATTTCTACGGGGGAACTATCGTCCTGATTTGGCACATGTTGTCCGCCCGGACACACTCGTGACGGATTCATGTCAAGAAGTCGAAATGCTACTTGCACGCGAGAACGGCAAAGGATTGCATCCGCCTGCGTCGTTTTCGCCAACAAGGAAAAATCACGATGACTGGGAATGGGAATGTGGTAATTCGCCCACGTATTCGCGCCTGGAAACGTCATGCCCGGACCTCAAAGAAAGGCCGCGGGATGTCAGATGGCCATGCAGTGTCGGCCGGCCAGTGCTCAGAGAACCATCGCAAAGCCTCTTCGAGGCGCCCGACTGTGATATCGGATCCGGTCTCCAACGCGCGGAGTTTCTTCCCGTCATTGAGGACTCGCGAGGAGACCGTCGAAAGCGGAACGCCCTCGATCTCTCCATACCGGCGCGCGATGCGAAGCAGTTCGTCTATGGCTGACATGGGCGCAATATCGGTAAACGTACCGGTCTTGTCAACGGTAAACTTGCCGAATGCGCGGGAGGCCGATTCCGGTCATTCTACCGGTATGGACCTCAAAGTTCTCATCGCGAACATAGACCGGCTTGTGAAGGCCCAGCGGACGACCGACAACGCCGTCGGCATCAGAGCCGGCAAGCAGGACGCAATCCGGAATCTCCGCCGCTATGCCAGCGGGGATCTTAAGGGAATGTGGACGCTCGACACGCTCGAGGCCGTGGCTAAGGCTCTCGGCACCTCTTCTTGGGAGCTTCTACGGCCGCCTGGCGCCGTTGCCGCAGACGAGGACCTCGAAGACCGTATCAATCGCGTGCTCGACCAGCGCCTAGGACCGGCTGAACCGGTACGGAAAAGAAAAAATCGGTAGGGCTACCGATTTTGCTTGACCGGTAGGAATACCGGATTTATGGTGTCTCCAGCAAATCGCTGGAGGCACCCATGTCCGCGCACTGCATTCACACACCGACCCCCTCCTATTTCGTCGTGATGATCGACTATGGCCGCCGCGGCCGTGAAGCGGTCGTCGACCCCGAGGTCACCCGCCGCGAGGTGATAGATCGCATCCGTTCGCGCGAGTATGAGCCGATCGCGTTCATCCACGAGGTCGTCGACGGCCACGCCTCCGACGTCACGAACGAGCTGCTCAAGGAAGCCGGCTTCTACGATCTGGAGTTCGTGTGATGGACTCCCCCAAGATCACCACGGCGCTCGAAGTCGCCATCCTCGCCAAGTGCCTGCCCGACATCAACGCGGCGGCCGACCTGATCCAGCAATACGCCAACACGGTTGCGGCTGGGCAAAAGCTCGAGGCGAGCATCGCGCTGCGCAACCGCATCTTCGCAAAGCTGGAGGGCGGCACCGGTGCGTGAGGTCCTCCACGAGATCATCTCCGATCTGCCAGAGGCGATGTTCTGCGCCGCGGCTGTCGGTGTTTTCATCGGCGCAATCTTCGTCTGGTGCGGAGTGCTGGCATGAGGTGCTCGTTCCGCAACAATCCGGCGCAGCGGCGCTGCATCATTGAGGCCACGATCGATCACCTCCGGCCGTTCCGGCGCGGGTATGCACGATCCAAGGCGGGCCCGTTCTTCAGCCTGCGCACCGTTCAAATCCTGCTCGATGTCGGCGCGCTGCGATGGGTGCAGACCTGCGGCCGGATCAGGTTTCTCACAGCGAGGTCTCAATGAACCTTCCAGCAATTCGACCCGATCAGCAGGTCTCCCGCTTCACACCGGATCAGGTTGATCTGATCAAGCGCACGATATGCCGGGATTCCACGAACGATGAATTCCAGTTGTTCATGTATCAGTGCGAGCGCACCGGCCTCGACCCGTTCGCCAAGCAGATTTACGCAATCAAACGATGGGATAACCAGCTGCTCCGCGAGGTCATGGGTATCCAGACGTCGATTGACGGGCTGCGGTTGGTCGCCCAGCGTAGCAAGGAATACGCCGGCCAGGCTGGGCCGTTCTGGTGCGGGCCCGATGGCGAATGGCGTGACGTATGGCTGGCCAGCAATCCGCCAGCTGCTGCCAAGGTCGGGGTTCTTCGCAAGGGCTTCAAAGAGCCCGCATGGGGCGTCGCGCGCTGGTCTGCATACGCGCAGACGAAGAAAAACGGAAGCGTGACCATGATGTGGGCGCGCATGCCCGACTTGATGCTCTCAAAGTGCGCCGAGGCGCTGGCGCTGCGCAAGGCGTTTCCGCAGGAGCTGTCCGGCCTCTACACCAACGACGAAATGGCATCCTCCAAGCGCGACGACGATCGCGATCCCGAGGAGATTATCGAGGCCTGGGGCGAGAAGCGCGGTGCTGGCCTGATCAATGCGGTGGTGCAGACCGCTCCTCGGCGTGAGGAGGAGCCGACCGAGCTCTGGACTGAGGACGGCGAAACCCCGCCGGAATGGCAAGGCGATAAATGGGAAGCCCTCGGTCCGGTTAAGCAGTCTGGCATTCTCGCTGAGGATGAATCCTTCATCAAATACGTGAACGAAGCATTCAAAATGGAGATCGACGCTAACGGCAGCGCTGCTGATTTTATCCGGAACGTATGCAAGGTTTCCTCTCGCAGAGAGCTGGCAACCAATGAAGGCGCGAGAAAAGTCTGGCGCATTCTCGTTGAAAAATATCGCGCTTGGCAGCGAGAGCCCGAGATTATCGAACCCGTTTCGCCGCATCCAGCGGCGGAAGCAGCCGCCCCGGTCCGCTCCCAGCCCCCAGCCTCCGAGACCGGGGCGGCTGACGACAAAACCGCCGCCGAGTGGGACGTCGAACTCGGTGAGGCCGCAAAGCAAGGGATGGCTGCGCTGCAGGCGCTCTGGTCTCAGATCCCCGCCGAACACAAGCCGATGCTGAAGGCCGCGCTCGATCGCCGCCACAAGCCGACAGCCAACGCAGCAGATGCGAGGGCACCAGCATGAGCGCACCCTGCCCGCGGGGAAGTTGGGGAACCGTCATTGGCGGCTCTGGCTACTGGCCGCCGTTGTGGTGGCGCAGATGGGGCCGGACCACCTGGCGATTATTGCCATGGGCCATCATCATTTTGCTGCTGGCTTTCCACTAACAGGAGAAATGACACCATGACTCGCAAATCGAAGCAGCCCAAGTCCCGCAAGCTCGGCAACAAGAGCGACGACAAGATCCTCCGAGCTTCTGATGCCAGCGCAAAGCGGATCGTCGAGCTGTTCGTGGAGATCGTCAACAACCGCAGCAAAGAAGCGGGCGGCGTAGCCATGGGAGCCGATTACATGACGCGTGTCGATGGTTACCCAAGCAAAAATCAGGTGAAGTCGGGCATGGCCTACTTCTCCAACACGGGTCCATTTGGCACCTATTGCGGCAAGTGTGCATTCTATGAACCGCATGGCCGCGCCGGATACTGCAAGAAGTATCTTGAGATGGCGAAAGCGTGGGGCGCGCAGGTTCGCAAAAAACAATCGTCCTGCAAATACTATCAGCAGAAGCCTTCAGCGGAGAAGAAGAATGACCAGTGATGATCGCTCCTCTGCCGGAACCAGCGCTGACTTGAAGCCGGTCAACGTGGAAAGCCTGATCGAAAACCTGTTGCAGACTTGCGTGGATTATGAGCGCGCCGAGCGTTTCGACGCGAAGTATCTACGTATGGAATTGGAAGAAGCCAAGCAGGCAATCCGAAATGCTCTAGCTGCGCCCCAACCCGCCGCACAGCCTACGCGTTCATATGGAGCACTTCCGCCTCCAGGCGCCCATCACCAAATAGGCGATCCTGTAATTGCCGCGTCCCAACCCGCCGGCAGCGCGCCTGACAGCGATGGCCGATATCTTGGCTATCGTGATGAGCATGGGCGCCGAATGCTATGTTCACATAAGCACTGCCCATCACCTGAAAAGTGCATCAATGGCTGTGTAGATTTTGGACCTGAAAATCAGGCTGGTCCTGCCCAAGGAGCGAGCGTGACTAACGTACAGAAGGCACTCGATCTATTGAATGCTGTTGCGCCAGCCGTCGAGAGTCTCGCCTGTCACCAGCAGCAATGTGATGATGACGGTGTCATGGTGATCGTTTCGCGACAGGCCGTTGACGAAACCGTCAATGCAGTGAACGACGCGGTTATTGCTCTTTCCAAGCCCGCTCTATCGCAGCCCGCCCAAGCACCAGCACTACCGATTGGTCCGGTTGAGCTAAAACCGATAACGATGAACGACATCAGGCTGCATGCAGGTGAAGGCAAGTTGAGGGCACAGGATGTTTTGGCTGCGGCCAATGCCGTTCTTCGAATGCGTCAATCCAATTTGCCACAGTCATTGCGCGGTGAACCGCAGGCACCGCCACGAAGCGTCCAAGGCGGGATTCCAACCGAGGCGGAATTGGCGACCGCCTACAATTTCCTGCTTGAAAAGCCCTCGACCAGCTACATCCAGCGCAAGATGGGTATCGGCTACAACCATGCATGCGCCATCATGGAGACGCTGGAGAACGAGGGCGCGATCTCGCTGCCCGATGCCAACGGCAAGCGCGTCACGCTCTCGCGCCCTCACCAGCAGGTGACTAAGGAAGATCAGTCATGAGCGACTACAAGCCAATAATGCAAGAGGCGCTAGCAGAAGTGAGCCGCAAAGGCCGTCTGGCCATTCAGGAAAGGGTGTTCGGGAAGATGAAGCCCAATGATCCACTCGCCGATCTTGTTGCCGGTTTCTCCAAGGCGCTGCTGGAAAAGCTCCGCGCGGCTGAGGCGAAGTATGGCTATCAGAACGACTGGATGCGCGCCGATTGGGAGGCTGAATGTCAGAAGCACCTCGCGGAACATCTA